CCGATAATCTTACAGAAGGGTTTTTTATAAGTGGGGTTTATGGAATGGAAAAAGTAGAAGATTTTATATTATTAGAGGGTACAGCAAGCGGGGACAATCAAAATGGATTTTATTTACAGCAGGAAACTAACGATTTATTAGTAACAAATCTACTTCCCGCGTATTAAAACAGTGTATATTACAATAAGGCTTAAGGAAAAATGGCAAATAAAAAGATATCTCAATTAATAGGTCTAGGAGCCGGCGAAGATGTAAGTGGATTCTTCTTGGTCCCTGTAGGAGCTGGTACTTCCACTGGCCCTTATGTCACAAAACAAGTAACTACCACTCAATTAGCAGAATTTGTATGTACTGGTAATGGCGAGGGATTCCCTGCGACTCGTATTTCAGGACTCAATAAAGATGTTTATTTCGATAATAATGATAATTGGCAGGATGCATCTAACACGGATGTAGCTTCTTTCCCTTTTCTTCAAGTAAGAAAGTCAGATGGCCTCTTAGTCACTGGTAGTGGTGTAGCTTTTGATTCAACCTCTACCCCTTGGAATTACAATGCAGCGAGTGACATAAACATGCAAGGGAATGACATCAATAATCTGGATGACGTTAGTTTTTTTGGTTCAGCTTCAAAAATTACAAATACTGCTGCAACAGACGATTTATTAATAGAAGCTGGTAGAGACTTAATTTTATCTGGAGCTAGATATGTAGATATAAATTCTACAGCCCTAGATGTTACAGACACTCCTTTTTCGGGAAATGTTACTATTACAGGGGGAGATTTAGAGATAGACCCCAGTAAAAAACTTGTAGTAAATGAGATTGCAGTAAATGGAAGCATCGGAGATAAAGCTAGTCTGAGTTTACAGGGAGCAATGGATATAACTCCTGTATCTAATATAACTAACGCTACTGCAGTTAATTGGAGCTTATCTAATATCCAATATGAAATAATTAATCAAAACACTACTATAACTTTTAATACTGTAGCAAACGGACAAACATTGACAATGTATGTAGCCAACAATAGTAACGCTGCGAAAACTGCTACTTTCGCTTCAGGTAATGCGGTTGTGTGGGGAGGAGAATATGACAGCGGACCTCCTGCTATAGCTGCGGCTAAAACAAACCTTTATACTTTTATAAGAATAAATACTGGTATATTCGCATCCGCTGTAACAGGTTATGAATATTATTAATGGCTATAGTACCAACAGCTTTTATAAAAAAACAGA